GTCCTTGGGGTCCTTGCTGACCTTCGGGACCTTGAAGACCGTCATTACCGTTCTTTCCAGCTGGGCCGACTGCACCATTTTTTCCTGGAGGACCCATGGGACCCGTGGGACCGACGGCACCATTTACACCATCCTTACCTGGTATTCCATCATCACCGTCATCACCTGGAGGACCTCTAGCACCATTTGCACCGTCTTTACCTGCTGCACCAGTTGGTCCAACTGCACCGTCTATACCATTTTTACCAGCTGGACCCATTGGACCAACTGGACCTACTGGTCCAATTAGACCTGTAGCACCAGTTGGACCACTGATACTAAAGGGTGTTAATATGTGTGAATAACGATTGGGTCCTTCGTTAAAGATTGTTAATTCTGTGTTGTCATCGCCGATGTAACGTTTTGCAAATAGTCTGATGACTAATTTATCTGTTAAATTGATGGCAATAGGATTGAATAATTCATATTCTAAATTTATTTTAGTGCTCAAATTTAAGATTAAAGGGTCACTGACCGATGACTGGAAAAGTAATTTCTCTACACCTGTGGTCGAACGAATTGATACACTGGCGTAGAGAGCAGCTGAAGGGTCTCCTTGCCCTGTTGGCGTCCCAACTAAAATAGACCAAATAACAAAATTAAATTTACCTGGTGGGATTACATTTATGCAAGGGAAACTATTAGGTGTGGTATAAGTTTGTAATAGGATTTCATTATCTGTTAAATAATTACTGATAGCCTGCTCATCGTTAGTTGTAATTTTAATATCAGCAAGTCCTGAACTACTATTCAAATATAGTGCCTGTCCTGAACTGTAGCCCTTTGGTCCTACTGGACCAGTTTGGCCCATAGTACCTGTAGCTCCTGTATTTGTTGCTGTTCCAGGTGGACCTTGTTCACCTGTTGGTCCCGTATTACCAGTGTCTCCTGTAGCTCCTGTATTTGTTGCACGACCTGGAAGTCCTATGGCTCCAGTTGGTCCTGTTGAACCTGGGGTGCCTGGTTTAGGAGTTCCATATAACGCTGAAAAGCGTTTCATTGCTAGATGCTCACCAGCGCTCATTAAACTATGTAAGGATTTTTTTTAGTTTTGGATGGGCGCATTCCGGGAGTAGTCATAATTTATATATTTAATTGTCTAATATATATTCAACTCTGTCATTTATAAAGGTGACGACATCTGATTTTATTTTGATGAAACGATTGTGAAAGGATGGAATTATTTTTGACATAGGCTTTATATATATGCTTTTTTGTGTGCTGTCGTCTTCTTCAAGTATAATATCTAAATTGTTGCGACCTAATATATATAGTATGTGAAATATATATACCATCGCAAAATTATTATTTATAGTGTTGAATATATTACTAAACAAAGCTAAAAACATACCTTCATATATATTTGAACCGTATGCGAATCCGTATGTTAAACTACTTGTGATTCTATTATTTAGTACTATGTATCCTAAAAATGGCGTGAGTAACTGTATGTTATTAAATTTTATATATTTTGAGTTTGTACATACAATGATTTGCTTAAGAATTAATAAGGATGCCAGGAAGCAACGCATTAATTTATATTTTTCAAAATTAAATACTGATTCAAATAGGAAAGGAATAAGAACATATTCTGTAATTATGGGTTCGTTGTTATGAAAAAAATGTATTATTTTATATTCGATGGCGTCTAATTCATTCTCAATAGTGGACATAAATATATATATATGTTTATTGATTTTAAGCGGTAGCAATCAGCTCATTCAAGGTGAGCTTATTACTATCTCTAATCACATATACTGTTTCCCAGCCATTATCTGAGCGAATCTTATTATTAATCGTTACCTTCTTGGAATGACTAAAATGACTTGGTGTATTATAGTCTGTATTATTGTCGCCCTTTAGAATGTATCCATGAAGAGAATCTGTCTTCAGTACAAAGGTTGCAGAAAAGGTCTGCTTCTTATACGTCATACTAACAACATCGCCATCCTTAAGAACCTTCATAAGCTGACTATGCTTATCTTGGGTTTGATGGTCAATTGTTACGGGCAGAGGCTGTAGTTCCTCCTGTGTTGTTGTCTGTGAAGCTTCTTCCTCTGAAACTGATTCCACTTCCTTGGACTGCTGAATACAGACTACTTCGTGAACTTGGGTAAGATAACTGTCGACACGTTCTACTGCAAGACGTAGATTTACAAGCTCTTGCTGGATGGCTACAAGGTCATTGCTCATCGACAAGCTTTCTACACGCTCCAAAATGTGCTGAAGTCTCTTATCATTCGTCTTACAGAATAGGGTTGAACAAAGGTCTGAAATTAGACGTGTAAATGACAACAAGGTAAATACAGCCATAACAAGATTGAGTGTACTGAGTGGGTCATTCTTAACTTCTGCCTGAATCTTTGTAAGAAAATCCTCCATTTTTTTGCCTAAGTTTGATTAGGTGTCAACGGTCTCAATTTTTATTTACTTTTTATCTACTTTTTATCTACTTTTGTTGTTACTGATTCAAATGAGGAAATTCCTTCGTTAAAAAACGCCAGAGTGTTTGTGCGGGTGGATGTTTTCCAAGTCGTGATAACATACCAAATACAAATATATTATAACATCTTGTCACAAAATCAGCGGTTTCTGACCAATGAGTATGAATCGATAAGAGCGGTGAACCATCAATGCGGATTCCGACAGACGGAATTGTTTCATTTCTGAACATGGACCATCTTTTCTGATTGGTCTGTACAGTTTCTGTTGACTGAAACATTCGCCACCATCCGTAATTATTTTGTATTGGTAACTCATAAATTTCGTCTTTATTGTAAGCTTTTACGACATCTTCTAAGGCGGCCTGGTCATAAAAACGGGATGATTTTGAGGCCGTTCTCCATCGATTCGGAACGGACTTATCATTTGTCCACAGAAAACCGGCGTTATATTTTCCATAACGGTCTTCGTCAACAGGTTTTATCATATGTTGACTTAAAGCAATTTTTACAGTTGACGGTATTTGAGGTAGTTGACCCATAAAACATATGTCACTGTCAAAAAAGAAGACTGATTCTTCTTGTTCAAAGGCTAAATCCATAACAGTAGCCTTTTCCATCATAAAATCTTCCCAAATGGTCTTGTAAAGATGCCCCCGTTGACTGGTCATGGATTTTCTGTTGACAGTTCCATAATTATCTAGACCTGTATTGATGATAAGATTTCCCTTGTATAGCTTATTTTCACTTATATATTTTGCCGTTGCTGTATCACATAAAAGATATACAGTGGGCAGTGTGCTATTAAACAGACTGAGTGTGAAAAAGAACACCTTGAGGTCGGATAATGAATTTATAGTCGATAGGGTACATACAGCTACCATTTAATATTTCTTTTGACTATTGGTTTATATACTTTTGATTACCGTCAAATACTTAACGTAAGTATTTGACGGTAATTAATTTTAGTAGAATATAGTAGAGGGATGGTGTATAGTCAGGTCTGTGAATGGTTGAACGACTTTATTGAAAGTTCGCCCCCAGATGAGCTTTTGGATACCTGGGATTGCAATGAATGGATTCGTGAATCTGAAATTGTAGAAATGTTTCAAGAATGCTTTTTACCCATATTTAAGACAAAAAAAGCTCATGAAGATGCTACACAAATATTTCACGCCCTTTTATGGGAGTATTTTAAATTTAGAAAGTCTGAAGCACAGGCCAAATATGTATGTGATATAAGTGGCCTATCGGTGGCTGTAGAAATAGAGAATTTTAAAAGTGTTTTGACATCTAAGGAATTTCCAGCTATTTTAAAAAAAACTAGTCTAAGAACCAAACTATTAAGAGATAAAATATCAAATATTGGGCAAAACACAAAGTCTTATGATAACATACAAAAGTTTAAACCTGTTATATATAAGATTTATGAGAAAATATATGGAAAACGTGTGTCTTCTAACTTGGAATATTTTAGTCATACGCGTTTTTCGTCTCTCATTGGACTACCCGATAGTATTTGCGATGGAAGACTTCTTGAGGTTCGTATTTCAAATAAAATAGACAAGGACAATGTTCCCTATAATGATTACTGTAAAATGCAGGTCGATATGGAAGTATGTAATATAGGTGCTATTGATTATTGTGAATGTATATTTAAAAGCGGACCTACGTGGTCTAAAATTCAAAGCTCTGATGCTTGTCCTAAGTTTGTGGGTACAATAATAAAGTATGGTGTTCCGAAACAAGAACAAACATGGAAAAATTTATATTCACCGCTATTTGCTGATACAGAAACAGGTCGCCTTGAGGCTCTAACGTGGACGCCTTACAAATTTACCACTGATAGTTGTACATCATCTGATAATGAGTGCGAAGACTGCACTGTTAAAATTGATTTAAGTGGTAATGCCGAATTTGAATCATGTTTACGTTGTAATAATCCTGGTGCAGAAATATTAGAAAGGGTTGTTTGGCAAATTGAAGATTGGCATGTCACTACGGTTTTGCGCAATCCACGCTGGTGGACTCATGTCGGTTTACCTGAATATAATCGTTTTTGGTCAGATGTGAAAGCTGGGCGTAACGACCCTATGTTTTTAACACCCAATTTAGATTTTTCATCGGTATTTCAAAAAACCGCTTTTTATTGATGAGGATGAATTATTTACTAAAAAATAATAGATTTTATTGTTGTCCATACTCACACTTCAATGATTCTGGAAATTTACGTCCCTTTGGTACAGGGCTTCCTATGGCTCCTTCGCGTGGAGTATAAAAAGAACCCACTAATTCTTTAAATGGGGCAGAACACGAATCGGGATAGGTGTGAATATAGTTATTGGTACGTTGATTATAGTCACCTAAAACTTCGGGAATACGCGTACCATCTTGTTCAAAGCACTGTTGTTGGGTAAGTGTTCCGAAGGTATTTAGTGGACGGGTAACATCTATTGTATCTTTTAAGATATGTGCTGGACCATCTTCATTTTCGTCGGGACTTAGTTTTGTTTGCTCCTTATTACCTAAGGTACCATCATTAGACGGTCCGGATGTAAATCCTTCTTCATATTTGAAGCGTGGGTCACCTAAGTACTTTAGCGCACCTACACCTATCAATATGAGGCTTAAAATACCTAAAATTTCATATAGCTTCATCCCCTAATCTTGGACCTTGAAAATAATATTCTTATAAAATAGGATGCGTGGACGAAATATTATAATTATACTTGTTTTATTCTTAATCTTGGGTTTATTATTGTTATCTAGATTTATTAACGGTAGTGCATTTATAAATCCTTATGATATACCAGTTGTAGTTATTTGCTGGAACAATTTGACCTTTGTAAAAAATTTTGTGAATCAATTAAAACATTATAAAAATCCGATTATATTGTTAGATAATCATAGTAATTTTCCGGCTCTTTTTGAATACTATAAGGCCATTAAAAAAGAGTTAGGTGATAAAATAACGGTGCGCTTACTGGATAAGAATTATGGTCATACTGTATATTTAAAATTAAAACACACACTACCCGATATCTACATCTTGAGCGACCCCGATTTAGAAATGAATAAAAATATGCCCGTGAATTTTGCGGAAATTCTACTTGGGCTTTCCAATCAATACAAGTCGTACAAGGTGGGGGCTGCGCTTAGTATTGTCGACCATGTTGATTTTATCGATTGTCCCAATTATACGGAGGGACAATCTATTTATGATTGGGAATCGCAATTTTGGAAAACTAAGATTGATAATAGTATGTACGAACTATATGAGGCTGATACAGATACTACGTTTTGTTTAGTCAATAATAATTATAAGGGCAATCGAATTAGAGTTGCTGGAAATTTTACTGTTAAGCACTTGCCATGGTATAAGGATTATATCAAAAACACGACACCTGCGGATGAAATTGCACATTGGAAGAAAAATAACAAGTCATCGTCGATTTTGTTTACTTGCTTGAAGCTTTAATAAAAATAGCTTTCAATCAGTGAACGGTCATTAGTGTTACAATACTGACGACAGTCACATCCCTTGCGTTTTTCTGACAAGGTATAAAGATGGAAAAAATAGATACCCTTATCGAACCCAAGCATAGTTGTACTACCTTCGGTTTTATAGGCGCGATGAATACAATCTGTGAACATATGTTGACGGGTTCTTAGAATTAATTTGTTCATACAGAATTTCGTACTTCGTTTTGAAATTCTTCGTAAATTCTCATAAACTTCGTTTTTTTGAAATTTATTACAACCTGCCCAAAAACCTCTGATAATTAGGGTATCTGTTGACGGAAGTGTTGACTCTAGAATGGATTTTAGGGAGGGGTTTCCTGAACGGCGGACAACAAATTCATCGGTGTCTAGAAATATTGTCCATGTAGCAGTATGGTATTTTTTTAGGGCGTGACTATAGGCAGAATTCTGCGCTATGATTATCTCATCAGGTCCTGTATAATCAGGTGATAAATTACTCTTATCGGTAAGGAGGTGTTTATATGGAACTGACCATGGAATGTAAATAACTGAGGGGTCCTCTAAGATTTCCGTTGACGGTTTCTCATCCGAATTATTATCATATAGGAGAAATCTGTCAACATTGTGGACTCTTTTATAGAATTTGATGAAATTCGGAATTCTATTCCATTCGTTTTTAAATAAAATACAAAGCTGGCTGTTCACTGGACCCAGACTTTCTTCATCTTTGGGAAAGTATACTTTTTCATTAAAATTTACTCCCTTTAAATTGTCCACTTTACTAAACTTAATAAAAATAGCTACATTATATGTAGTAGTTCTATGTATTTCTAAATTATTTGGTGGATTAGGTGTGAATTTACTTTCGATTTCATGATTCGTCAACTCTATAAAATTTGCTGGATTAAGGTCCATGTAAGTTATATCACTAACATTATATACATCTAAGACATCCATCTAAATTCATAGTACATTGTTAGTCCCTTAAGTTGAATTTACAATTGTGTTTCATGAAATTTACCAGTAAATTCTAACGAATTCTGTCAAATTTCAAATTAGACAGAATTAGAATAAATTTTGTATATGTATTGTATTTAGCGATAAGAAACTGCAGATTTCAGGTCCTTTGAATGGATATGTAGGTTTGAAATCGGTCGCTTTTCACCTGTGGCTTTTACTTTAAAATAGGGTATGAGTCCTTGTGTTGTCTGTTCCCACACCAGGTCACCGTATTTCCATATGTTGAGGAATTTATTCTCCATATCATAAATGCGTGGATTTTGAGTTTGTATTTGACCGTTGGTATGAATAGGGTCTATACCAAAATAGTACATTCCTAAGATGGCTCCGTCAAATAGATATTTGTTGAATTTGTCGTCATCTTTCCAGAAAAGACGGTTTTCTGACGATTGGAACATCAAAGGAAAAAAGAGAACATTATCGGACCCGACCTCATTTGTATAAGCATAGAGAGCACGCATTTCCGATTGAAAACCGTTACTAAATTTGTCAAAGGCGTTCAAGATGGGCTGTAAGGATTCTGAGTCTCTGATATAAAAAATACCCGAATTACAGTGGTCGGTTCTATGATAAGAATACGCTGTGGGTACGTTTTTTAAGCTTTCTAGAAAGGTGTTTGGACTTGTATACATTAATATATCCAGCTCCATAAACCAGACATATTTGAGGCTTTTTTGTCTCATGAGTTCGTCTAAAAGATAGAAGCGTTCAAATGAGCGCATAAAAAGCAACTTTCTATCTTGTAATTTGTCAACGACCGCAAAGTCCTTCTTACTACATGTGTCTGTAAAGTGTTGCGACCTTACGGTGTCGTAATGAACCATTGTTGGGTTATGTTGACTAATTTGCTCCTGTAATTGCGGGTCAATAGTATCGTAGATTAGATATATTGGGCCCTCATAAAATAGTCTGAGCTGTTTCAAACATTCGTGTATATAGGGTGGCATTTGACCTATAAAACTTAGAACCACTGTCATTGTTTCGACGGTGGTCATTATACTAGGCATTCATTACAATATTGCCTTAGGTCGGCGTTCAACGCCTTAGGTCGGCGTTCAACGCCTTAGGTGTACTTTTTTATATCTATTTAATAGAAAATGCCTAATTTACAAAAGGGCTTAGTTATTGAGTATCCAGGGGATGCACCAGAATCTGAATTAATTCGCGGAGAAGGGCTGAAAAAGAACCCAGGTTGGCTCTTATTTTCCGATGACGAAGTGGCGGTGCGTACATATCTTAACGACCTTTTAAAGGGTCGTAAATTGGAAATGTTGTATGATTATAACTCTGAGAAGCGTCCCGATGTTATCAAGGAATTAATCACAACATATGGTTTAAGCTTGGCCTATACAAGAGGCAATGTAAAATATAACTCAAAATTAAAATTTAAGCAAGTGTCACCCGTTAAATACAAGGCTGTCATTATGGAGGTTTTCAAGGTCTTATCACCTTCAGCAAAGGCACGTTATGGTGCCCAGTTAGATGCTATTGCTAAAGATGAACAATTGAGAGCCGCTGGCAAATCCAATATTTATGGATGGCGGGCTGAAGGACCACCAGCCAATCCTAACAACGCACATCTTAAATATCGCATGACCAATATTGGTACCTTGAAACAACAATTACCGGTGAATTTGGCGTCAGAGATTAGACAGCGTGGTAAACTACGGACTATGAAGAACGAATTAATGAATGCTACCTGGTCTAATGGACATAAGGTAGCCCAGAGAGAGGGAGTTAACGTAAGCGCATTTGCAAAGGGAGGTAAGACTAAGCGTAAGACAAGAAAGAATTAAGCCTAATGTCTCATACCGAACTCAAGTAGATTTTATATAAAAATGATAATTGTATTATTTATTATCATTTTTGTACAGTCTTACAAAAATATAAATGTCAGCTGCCGAATTATTACCACCCAAATTTAGACGCAAGGTACCAGACAATATTCGATATAGTGAACGTCTTCGTGTTGAATTTGACCTTATCGATAAAAATGGATTTACTGCCGTCTTTCTACAGGTTCAGACTATTTTGGGTTTTATGGACGATATTCCTCATATTATTCGTGGTTCAGCTGGTTCATCTTTGGTATGTTGGCTTCTAGGTATCAGTTTCTTTGACCCTATTGAATATGGTTTAGAATTGGCACGATTTATGAATGAGGGACGTACCGATATGCCAGATATTGACATTGACGTTCCCTATAATAGGCGGGACGAACTCTATGCCCGTGTGGCTCGTGCCTTTCCAGGTCGCGTAGCGCGTATTAGTAATCATGTCAAATTTCAACCTAAGTCCGCTATGCGTGAGGCTTTACGAACAGTAGGTGTGAAAGGTCGTATTCCTAAACACTACAAGCTGGGAAAATTGTTGGCGGAATCTGGAATTAATGGCTCTGCAGATGAGGTACGGTCTATAGCCAAGGGCTTAGAAGGAACTGAGCGATTAACATCCTTACACTGTGGTGGTATTGTTATATTTGACGACGCTGTACCTGAGGAACTTATATTGAAGGCGCACTTAGAGCTTGAATCTGATAGTTGTGCATCATTGTGTCAAATTAAATTAGACAAGGATGAAACAGAAGATGCTGGACATATTAAAATAGACCTTTTGAGTAATCGTGGCTTGGCGCAGGCAATTGGTATTTGTGAGAGCGTTGGCTTAGACTTGTGGCATGAAATTCCTAAGAGTTTGTTTGGTCGCATACGTGCTTGCTTTGCTGAAGGAGAGACGATTGGATTGACCTTTGGCGAAAGTCGTGGTATGCGCCGTATATTTAAGGATATACGGCCACAAAATATTAACGAAATTGCGATTGCGTTGGCATTAATTAGACCGGCTGCAGCCGAAGGTGGTAGGAAAAGGCGTTACATTCAGAATTTTAACAATGGCACCTTACCGTCTTCTGAAGCGGAAATGCCAATTGTATATGACGACGACGCTATACGACGTATTTGTGCTGTTCTTTCATGTAGTCCGTCTGTTGGTGATAAATGGAGAAAGGCTTTTGCTAAGGGAAATGCCGGTAAGATTGGTGACTTTGAAATGCAACTGGCCTTACGCGGTATGAGCGGAGTCCAGAAAAAATCCCTTCTTGGTGACCTACATCAGTTGTCAAAATATAGTTTCTGTAAATCACACGCACTATCATATGCCTTCTTAGTTTGGCGCTTAGCCTATTTGAAGGTGCGTTGGCCACATGAATTTTGGGTCAGTACCTTGAATCATAATCACAGTGAATATAGACGTTGGGTTCATATGC